GTGTTACTGACAGAGCAATTCTTAGAGCAGAAGGGAAGATAAACGCATGAACATAATCGAAGCAAAGCAAATTGTCGGAAACCAACCGACATGGGCATTGAAAAATATGGTCAAGGCTCTCAAGATGCTTCCAGCGCTTAACACAGCCGCAGATGAACTTCGACTAGAAGCGGCAAAGGTAGTTCTAAAGAATCGAAAGGGGAAATAATGTCAACAGGATATGAAGAACTGTTTGAGAAATTAATGGATGAACGCAACGTCGAACTTCATCCGGACCTCCAGCCATATCTTGAAGATGGTGTTCTTGGTCCGCAATTGCGTCACCCACTTGTTTATGCAGTGCCGCTATGGACAAAGGCTCATGCAAATCACATGTACGAGCAAAAGCAAATGGACTTAAAAATGGCGATTGCAGAAAAAAAGTACAGCCAAATTATTTTCTTGCACGAACGTCCTTATCGCTTAGAAGCGTTTGTTCAAATAACTAAGGAACTATCCGATAAGGAATACTGGTCGCTACTTGCATCAGTGTGGACCGATACAGAAAACGGATGGCAGAACCTTCCAACATGGCGAGCGCTCTTTTGGTCAAAGCGCCCGGGCCGCGAAAACTTAATGGATGCGGATGAGCGCTTAACACTTGCAAATCTTCCAGAGACAGTTGAAATCTATCGAGGTTGCACAAATAAACTTAACGAAGATGGAATCTCATGGACACTAAACCGCGATAAAGCAGAATTCTTTGCTAATCGATTTAGCAATGGCGGAATAGTTCTCTCTAAGCAAATAAACAAGAGCGACATAATCGCAGTGTTCAATGGTCGAGGAGAAGCGGAGGTCATTCATGCCTGAATCCAAAAAAAGAAAAACTAGAACCAAAAGGAGACAGTTTAAAGATTTAAATGACTTAATAGAAAATGCAACCGACCACGAATTTTCAATAGCACACCGCCGACTTGAGATTCAAAATGAATTAATCGCCGCCGGATGGATGGTGCAAGAAAGAATTAAGTTAAAGGGTTATTTCACAATAGGAACGGGTTCTAACACTCTTTATGTTAAGGGTGTGGAGATAAAGACAGAGTAACTTTTATTAAATCATTAATCTTTATGGTAAATCCTTTTGTTGAATGCGTCGGACGATTCATTTCTCGTTTAATTCCATAAAGTATTCCGGCTTTGCGAAGTGAATCAGTTGGAATTATTAAAACCATATCTTCTAAGACAAATGAATAGTGGGTTGCTTTGGTGGTGGTGATTCCGGTTGGGTACCAATAACCACCATCTTCTTTCCAGCATTCAGTTTCAATGTAGATATTCCCGGTCTCTTTCCAGCGTCTATCGCGTTTGACCTCTACCTTTTCGATAGGAGCCGTCAACAGCGCGTTGACTAGGACTTCACCCTCCTGCCCAAATCGAAGGTCTATATCCCAGTCAGAGAACCTCATAGGGGCAAGCCTAGGCCCGGGCTCCGACAAATTTAGCGCCAGATTTAGACCTAAATACATAGTGTGACCTAAATCACATAACCCAAGCGTAGTTCTTATTCAAATGAGTTTGACTTAATACTAAACCCGGGTTTATAATATGAATGTAGGGACAGGGAGTTCCTAGACCGGAGGTCAAAATGTTCAAGAGAGTCTATGAAGTGGAGTTCAGAGGTCAACGTCAGAAGTTCCAATTCGAAAAGAAGCAAGAGGCTCAGGACTTCGCTCAGATTCAAGCGGTCTTCGGCGGTAAGCAATTCAGAATCCAGCAAATCATCGTCAAGGTAGAGGAGGCAGTTTAAATGACTAAAACTGATTATCGCAAGCAAGATTATCTAAACGAAGGTGGTTCATTAGTTGTCCAGCCTGAAAAGAAAAAGGCGTTCACAAAGTCTCAGTGCAAAGCGATTTATCGTGAAGCATACGAAGCAGGGTTAAACGCTGGCAAAGATGCCGATACTCCAAAGTTTATTGTTGGAGATGCAATTGGTCTCAGCGACGAAATTGATTTCAGCAAGAAGACTTACATCCTTGATGGTCTTTGCGGGTTTGCTTGGGTCAACATTTCTCCAGCGCGAGGAGCATTCGTTAACTGGTTGAAGGCTCAGGAAATCGGTAGCAAGGGTTACTACGGCGGATACGAAATCTGGGTTCGAGAGTTCGGACAGAGCGTGGACCGCAAGGCGGCGTTTGCCGGAGCGTTCGCTAAAGTGCTTAACAAATACGGAATCAATGCTTACGGACAAAGCAGATTGGACTAGGAGGGAAATCAAATGACAAAAATAATTGACGCAAGAGGATTTGAGATTCAAGAACTAGGTTTCGGCGTGGTCATCTATGAAGATATCGCCGGATATGCAGTCGTCAAGGTTGACGGCAAAGTAAAGAAGCGCTTCACAAATAAAAAAGAAAATGCTTGGGCGGATGCTTACAGATTCGCTTCAGATATCTTCTTCGAAAAGCAAAGGGGGGCATAAAAATGACAACAGCAACAATTGAAAAAGTAATTCCAAAAGTCGGGGACATTCTTTACTCCTCATGGGGCTATGACCAGACAAACATTGAATTCTTCAAGGTCGTAAAGACCAGCGAATTCTCAGTGTGGATTCAAAAGGTTGGCTCAGAAGTAGTCGCGATTACTGGATGGGCTCACCAGAATGTCGTCCCAACCGATTCCTCAACCTATGAGGTCAAGAACTGGGATGCACCGGGATATAGCACCAACGTTTATCCAATTAGGCGTTACAAAATCCAACAGGCTTGGTCCGGCGGTGGGTATGGCGTGAGACTTAACTCTTACGCGGCGGCCTTCTTATGGGACGGTAAGCCAAAGGGTCAAAGTCAGACCTGCTAATCAAATGAACTTGACAGTAAACCTAACTTGGGTTTACTGTTCAGGTAAGTAAATCAACCACGAAGGAGAAAAAAATATGGCACATAATCTCGAAATAGTAAATGGCGAAGGTGCGTTTTATTCATTTCGTCAGCCCGCATGGCACTCACTTGGCACAGTTTGCGAAGATGCAAAGAATGCTCAAGAAGCGCTTGAAATCGCAAAACTAGATTGGACCGTTGAGAAGTATCCAATTTTTGCAACAGGTCCTGATGGCGTTCAACTTCAGATTGAAGATAAGTTCGCAACAGGCCGCGTTCACAAAGAACTTGGATTCGGAACTCTTGGCGTCGTAGGTAATTATTACGAGCCCGTCCAAAACATCGACGCTTTCTCATTCTGCGACAACATCGCATTTGAAGGCGGATTCGGATTTGAAACTGCTGGGTCCTTAGATGGTGGACGCCGCACTTTCCTATCTATGCAAATGCCGGAAGCCATTGAACTAGCCGGAGGTCGCGACATCGTTAATCTTTATTTGATGATTGTGAACTCACATGATGGAACTTCTCCACTAACAGCGGCAGTAACTCCGGTTCGCCCGGTCTGCGCTAACACAGTGAGATTCGCTCTTGATAAGGCGGTCTCAAGTTACAAGGTTCGCCACACAAAGAATGCTCAAGGTAAGGTCGAAGAAGCAAAGGCCGCTCTTGGCATGACACTCAAATACAAGGATGAATTCAACGTTCTTGCTAATCGCTTGATTGATACTGAAATGAATAAGAGCGAGTTTATTAATTACGTCCGACAGGTTCTCCCGGTAGCACCTGAAGATAATGAAATAAACAAGCGCACATTGGAAATCTGGAACAACAAGTTCGACGATATTGTGAAGTTGTGGGATGCACCTACACAGGACAACATTCGCGGAACTGCATGGGCCGGATATAACGCGGTTGTTGAGTACGCCGATTGGATTTCAGTAATCCGCGGTAAGGATGAAGCGCAACGTCGAGGACAGCGCATCATTGAAGGTACAAACAATTCACTGAAGGATAAGGCGCTCGCGCTACTTGTTTGATAGGTTGGGGCTCGGGTAACTCCGAGCCCCTCTCCATACCACGAAGGAGGAAAGATGGTGCAAGATACATTGGACTTCTCCCCAAAGCCCGAAATAATTCACTGCCCTTGTTGCATCGCAAATAAGGCCGCTAGGAGGCCCGTAGAAGCGAATGTAATTCAGTTAGGTAAGAACAGTCCAAGGACTTCTAGGGATGCGGCTAAGGCCGTTCTACCCCGGTCCGGCACAAAGCGCTCAAGAGTATTTGACCTCATCGCGGGCGCGGGCGAGCGCGGGCTATGTGACCACGAAATCGAATCGCTGACCGGGTGGTTGCATCAATCGGCCTCATCGATTAGAAATAGCCTAATGAATGACGGATGGATTAAAGATTCAGGATTGCGTCGCAAGACACCTCAAGGGAATGGAGCGATTGCATGGGTGAAAACATAACCACAATAAAGTTTCTAAAAGATTCAGAAGGGACTATTATTGCGAAGGTTAAAGAAGACCACAAAGGACGGGTTATTGATGTGATTACATATAACGACGCGCAAGAACAGCGCTGGGAAATTGTTGAAACAAAAACCCAATATGACGTATGGGGTAAAAGTGACGCTATTAAATAAATTCGTACCTAAATGGATTTTTGAGGTTTATCCAGTATGGCGCAATTACAAATGCCCGCATTGCTATGGTGTTTTCCAAGTCAAAGGCATTACCTCAGAGGATTATGAGTGTTTCTGGTGTGAAGGTGTTTACATGACGGTACAGACTGACAAATGAAACTTTTAGGGTTTGAAATAATTAAACTGGTGAGCAATTCTAAAACAAAGTCCGTCTTTTGTTACCACTGCGGTAAAGAATTTCAAACCGGGGTTGATAACGTTCGGGTTTATAACTATTGCTCCGGTTGCTAAAAAGAATAAAATGGCACACGAACACGCTTTTGAAAAAGATTTAGATGGGCAAGTAACCTGCTCTACATGTGGGGCAATGGATGATGAAAAGGAGACAAAATGTTAATCTGGATATTTGGAGTTCTATGCGGTCTTATCGCAGGGGGAACATTAATGCTATGGATTTGGCACGTTGATACACAAAAAGCAAGACTATACAGAGACATAACAGAAACAGGCGGATGCCCGGCGTTTAGGGGGAGTGATGATTAAACAAGTTCAAGTAGGTAAGAGATATTTAATGGTCGGCGGTAACTTAAGCAGTTTCTCCGTAGGTTTTACAATTGATAAATACGGCCTTGCTATCAACCTAGGTTTTATATGGATTGCGTTTGAATTGTAATGCCCGTTAAATATCTATTAACAAACGGCAACAGAGAACTTAGGGCTGACGGGATATTCACATGGACCCTTCCCGCGCTTGCGGCTAAATTGTCAACGGGTAAAAATATGTTGGTCTGCCCTAGCGCTGGAGTATGCGCTCAATTGTGCTACGCCCGGTCCGGCACCTATAACTTTTCTAATGTAAAAAAGGCTCACACCCGCAATTTGGAACTAATTGTGGATGACGCTGAAGGCTGGAAGAATCAATTGACTAATGAACTAAAAGCCAAAAGATATCAGGGCGGCAAATCAGTTCGGGTCCACGATTCAGGAGATTTCTTTACAGAACAGTATTTCCTCCTATGGCTAGATATTGCAAAAGAGAATCCACATGTGTTTTTTTATGCCTATACAAAAGAAGTCGCTATGGTCAAGAAGCATGAATTGCCGGATAATTTTGTGATTATCTTTTCAATGGGCGGAACTCAGGACCATTTGGTGGATAAGGAAAAGGACCGTCACGCGGATGTCTTTCCATCTATCGAAGCCCTCGAGGAAGCCGGGTATTCAGACCAAGAGGAATCCGACCTATTAGCCGCAACTTTACCTACGACCAAGATTGGGATTGTTGTAAATAACATCCCTCATCTCAAGAAAAAGCAGGGCCAAGAGACATTTGGTACGCTTCAGGCGGCATTAACCTAAGTTTAGACACGCCGTAAGACTAAACACGGGTATTGATATTCATGTTATTATTTATTTCCAAGGAGGTAAGGCTATGTCTATTTATTCAGCGACAGCACTACCGTCACTCGACTTACTTGGTGGCGTGGAAACTATTCAGCGACTCTTGAAACCACATACAGAGATTACAAAGATTGCATGGGACGAACATAACTCCCGTACAGTTGCAGTTCTCAAAACTCAAGGTGCGCAAAACGCTATTAATACAATTGCAGAAGCAATGAAACCATTTGATGCACCTTTGGTTGAATGCCGTTCACTTGCACATGCAGTTGTACACGCAAAAGCGCTTGCTCATTCGAATAACCTTGTAGATTTTGAGGGTTTTGATTCAGAAGACCCGTATCGACTATAATTTTTGCTGTAACCTTTTAGCACCCAAGTAACAGTTGCCTAAGCCATAGGCAATGAGAAAGACCTTCAACCCGAAGGCATTTTAACCTTTACAAAAACCACGTTAGGTAAAGGTTAGAAAACTGCGTCGATAGGTGAACGGTGAATATAAAAAAATATGAACACGTCATTGTTATTGGAATCGTATCCGCGATAATCGGAGCCGGAGTCGGCGGTTATTTAACCCCACATCCAGCAATTCCTGAAAAACCCATTGTTAAAAAAGTTGAACCGTTAGGTCTAACTCCTGAAAGCGCTCGCAAACTTGCTCTTTCAAAGTTAGATGATTTCGGCTGGACTAAAACTCAATGGACATGCCTCAATCAAATGTGGGGCAAAGAATCGGCTTGGAATTACAAAGCCGCCTCTCCTACCAAGGACCACGGAATCCCTCAACGGCACATGAGCAAAGATACAAAGGCAGAGATACACGCCTTTCAATCTGACCCCGTTGCACAAATAAACTGGGGACTCAACTATATTAAAACTCGTTACCAAAGTCCCTGCCGGGCTTGGAAATTCTGGCAGGCCAATCACTGGTATTGAACCGGGCTTAAGTTAGACTCCCATTATGACAACAATCGTGGCTATCCAATATGCGGATGGTGTCTTAATGGGGTCTGACAGCCTCGTAACAGCCGAAAGAAAATATAACCACCCCAAGATGGCAAAGATAACGACTACGGGTCCTTATCTAATCGGTGGAAGCGGTGAAGTAGCGGCTTGCGACATTGTTCAACATATTTGGGAACCTCCAATCCCCACACTTGCAGATAAAAAAGACCTTTATCATTTTATGATTGCCTTCGTTATTCCCTCAATGAAGAAATGTTTCAAAGAAAACGAATACAAGTGGGATGCGGAAGACGACGAGACTAAATTTGCTTTTCTTCTTGCTGTTGATGGTGAGGTATTTGAGATTTCAGATGATTTATCTGTTTGCCTAGATGCCGCCGGATTCTACGGAATAGGCTCAGGTTCTTCTTTAGCCCTTGGAGCATTAAAAGCAAAAGCCGACATGCCAGAGGCTTTACAGATAGCCGCAGACTTGGACCCGTACACGGCGCCACCTTTTATTTATGAGAAGCAATTAAAGAAGATTCCAGTAAAAAAGGTTGTAAAATAAGTTCATGGCAATTCCATTTGTAACACACGATGTTGCTCGCTCTATCTATGAATATGCGGGAACAGAGGGTCTTCCGGCATTCGAGGACTTACCGCCAACGGTGCAAATCTCTTATATTGAAGAAGCCGAAGCCGCAATTACATCAATTTGTAAACATATTAATTTCTTATCAACTCAAGTTGAATACAGTCCTAACCAACCTATGATTATGGCAATTATGAAAGCCATATCAGATACATTGCAACCAAAAAATGGTTGATTCAAAAATCTTTCGCTGTAAGTGTGGCGAGTGGCTTTATGGCGATAATGAATGTACGGTCTGCGACATCTTAGATAAGATTCAAAAACCAAAAAAGTCCAAGGACTGAAGTACCCTTAGACCTAAGCAAGAGGGGTAGATGATGGACAACGAATCGGACGAAAAACTAGAAGCAGTAAATAAAGCCGTTCAGAACTTATCGACCCTTCTTGCCCCTAATGGTGCTTTATGTACCACTTGGATTTTAATTACCGAATGGGTGGACACAGACGGTAATTTCTGGTTTAGTTCTCATGCTGAACCGGACCAACCCGTTTGGCGTCAATCAGGAATGCTCGACCACGCGAAGTCATACATGATTCAAAAACATTACGAAGGTGTAATTAATGATGACGACAACTAGCGTGGGCTATTTAATTGAGTAAGGCTCCCAAATATCCCAAAACAATTGGCTCCGAGCCTTGTGCTACAACTGACCCTGAGATATGGTTTCCCGAACGCTCTAATCAATACCTGAAGGTAATGGCAATTGCTAAAAGTCTTTGTCAGACCTGTCCGATAATGTATGAATGCGCTGAATATGCAATTCACACAGATGTCGAAGGTGTATGGGGCGGAACAAACGAGAAGGAACGCAGAGCGATTCAACAAGCAAAAAAGATTGAAGTCTTTCGATTCGTAAAGATGACATCTCAGATGCTTGACCAAATGGCGGCATCAAGCCGAAACTGACGAAAGGCAGATTATGTCAACCCAAGTAACGTTAATAGGAAATCTAGTATCAGACCCGGAATTAAAGTTCACACAACAAGGCAAAGCGCTTGTTAAATTCACAGTAGTAACCGCAGACCGTTATAAAAATGCAGACGGAATATGGGAAGACCGAAATACAACATTCTGGAATTGTGTTGCATGGGACCAACTTGCAGAACATGTAGCAGATTCACTTGCTAAGGGTGACAAAGCAATTGTCAATGGTAAGTCTTATCAGAAATCATGGGAAGATGAGAAGACCGGAGAGAAGCGCTCGCGTACCGAAGTAGAAGCAAAAGAAGTAGGCGCCGCATTAAGTCGAGCAACGGCCCGCATAACAAGATTGCAAAACAAATCCGCTGTAACTTCAACTGCACCAGTAAACAATGACCCTTGGGCGGTAACACCAAAAGAAAATGACCCTTGGAATACGCCATTTGCCAACTCGGAAGACATTCCCCCGTTTTAAGAATTGACTAAGTGTATGCTTATTCAATTATGGATGTATCTGCCGAAACCTCAATCACGCCGCTTGTTGACTCGGCTATCAGACTAAACGAGGTTTATAAATCTTTACTAAAAGGCGGATTTACGGCAGACGAGGCATTATCCTTGATTGCTAAAATGACCAAGGCAACAGATTAGGAATTCAAATGGCTAAACCTGATTTAACAGAGTTAGGCACCTCCGGCTTACGCCGCTCGGGTGGATTTGTCCATGAGGAATTTCTTAATCAACTTCGCGGGCGCCGGGGCTTTCTTGTCTATCGAGAGATGGCAGATAACGACCCGGTAATTGGCTCAATCCTTTACGCAATTGAAAAAGTAGTTCTTCGTCTTGAATGGCGCATTGACCCATTTGATGATTCACCCGAAGCAGAAGAAATTAGAAACTTTATTGATGAGTGCATGGAAGACATGTCAGATTCATGGGACCAAACTCTTGCCTCAATTCTTTCTATGCTCGTTTATGGTTTCTCTTTCCACGAAATTGTTTATAAGATTCGCAAGGGTGATTCAAAAGACCCTAAATATAATTCAAAGCATGTTGACGGAAAAATTGGATGGCGCAAGTTTGCTATTCGCTCTCAAGAATCATTAAACAATTGGATGATGGACCAAGAAGGCGGAATTCAGGGCTATCGTCAAATTGACCCAGCAGGCGGCGGCTTCCGTGAAATCCCTATTGACAAAGGTTTGCTATTCCGTACTAACGTGAATAAGAACAATCCTGAAGGGCGTTCATTACTTCGTAACTGTTTCCGTCCTTGGTATTACAAGCGCCGTATTGAAGAAATTGAAGCAATTGGTATTGAACGCGACTTGGCAGGATTACCAGTTGCAAAAGTTCCACCTGAGTATTTATCTTCTGGAGCAACCGCGGCGCAACAATCTGTATTGGCTGAGATTACTCAAATTGTTCAGAACATTAAACGAAATGAACAAGAGGGCGTTATCTTTCCTATGATGTATGACGAAAACGGAAAAGAAATGTTCTCACTTGAACTTCTTTCATCCGGCGGCTCACGTCAGTTTGATACAGACAAGGTAATTCAGCGTTACGACCAGCGCATTTCAATGTCAGTTCTATCTGACTTTATTTTGCTTGGTCACGAAAAGGTTGGCTCATTTGCTCTTGGTTCACAAAAGATGGACCTATGGACAATGAGCGTTGAGGCTATTGCTAAGTCAATTGCTGAAGTTATGAATCAGTATGCTATTCCTAGACTTCTTAAGTTAAACGGAATGAATACAGAACTTGCCCCATTCCTAACCTATGGTGAAGTTTCTTCAGTTGATTTGAACGAACTCAGCAACTTCGTACAAAAACTTATCAGTGCAGGTGCATTAACT